GTAAAAGTAATCAGGTTCTCTCTATATTTATCCCAATACTCATCAAAGATATCTACTCGCTTGCCAGCCATTACAATGTCCCAATGAGTTGTTTCTCCTTCAATATACTCCACTAAAAAAGCAGTACAAGGAAGTGATCTATCTTGAGCAAGACTAGGATCACAATCCCTATGAATCATCCTTACACCCTTCCCCATCAGGAACGACCTCCCCACTTAATTTGGGGGAATGCTTCTTCAACACATGCTCTGGTTAGTTTATACTTCTTACCAAGTTCTTTATCCTTAGATAGACATAGAACTTCTGCTTCACTCTTGTGAAGTCCCTCTAGCATTTGAATGAATAAAGACTCTCGCTTAGATTGCTTGAGAGAATTCGATCCACCTTTAAAGAACAGATACAATTTACGATACTCTTGCTCTAGTACCGTATGTTCTGTACCAGCAGGAGCATCGTTTGCTTCGTAAGGAACATTACCAGCTGGCAGCATAGACACTACGCTCTCGTCATAGTTGACGATCAAAATAGATCTAAGGGCAGGAGTGTTGTGCTCATGTAGTAGTTTAATTTTTTGTGCTTTCGTCTTGGCATTACTCACCTTTTGGAGCACTTCAGAAATAAGTAGTTTCATTTTGTAAATGTAGTCGGGGTACGAAAGAAATATTTTTCCATTAGAGTGTTCAACTTATGACGCTGAAAATACTCTAGTGGTGGTTGCTTCTCACTATTATTTAGAGAGTTGTAAAGATCCATGATTTGATCTTCAATCTCAGTAGGAACACAATCAAAGTCAATCAGTCTCTTGTTTCTCTGGTAATTCGACAGAGTTTCTTTTGACTGACAGAACTGACCAGGAGATTCTTTTACCCACTTAGCAAGATTCTTTTGACTAATAGGTTTTTGTCTCACACCAACAACAAAAGTATCATCGGGTGACAAGTAGTTAGGAATTCCATCAGACTTATCACCCTTGATGATGTGCTCCTTAACATATGTGTAAGGATCATTGTGAGTAACTTCTCTCTTCATGATCGGATTGAACTGCTTCACTCCAGGATACTTTTGAAGTTGAATGAAGTCTTTATCGCCAGAAAGAATTAGAACTTTTTGAGTACCTTTGTTCTTACACAAAGTAGAGATTACATCATCAGCTTCTGCTCCGTGTACTTCCAGAACTTTGAAATGAAAATGTTCTTTGATCTCGTCACGAATCATGTTCAAGACTTCAAAAATACTAGACCAGTTGTGGTTAGATTTCTCTCTGTCTTTCTTTCGATTCTGTTTGTAGTAAGGAAATACTTCCTTCCTCCAATAATGTTTACTGTCGTATGCTAATACAACCTCGCCGTACTCATCTTTGTATTGACTCTCGTAAGAAAGCAATGAGGACAAGACCATATGTCGTGCCAGGTCCTCATTAAGTTCTTGATTTTTCAACTGGACCATCAGATTACTAATCATAATCTGATTCATGTCAATAATAATCATCCTCGTCCTCTTCGTTAATAAATTTCACAGAATAAAGTTCTTCATTAATTACCATACCATCTTCATCATACATTTCTGGGTGAAGGACATCATCTTTTGCCATCATATTATACAGGAAATCATTTGCTGTCCACCCAATTGTAACACCCACAATGAAAAACAATGCTGTGATTAAAGTCGAGAAGAACAAAATTACGGGGGTTGTCATAGTAATACTCCTTAGTTACTATCTTCCTCCCAAGTAAATTCAATTTTAAAGTTAAATTTTTTCTTTAGGAGGTTTACTCTGTGGTGAAATTTGAACCCCTTTGTTTCGGGTTCGGGTTCTTTAGCATCCCTCCTGAGCATTAGCTCCACACCTTTATTTATCTTCAAATCCCGACCCATTATTTTTTCTTAGATGAAATCATACCATTTTCAACAAAATATTTAACGGAGTCAGTAAGACCACCAATATTTTGTCCATCAATAGTCATCTGAGGATACCCAGTAGCACCAGAAAACATTTCAGTAAATTCTTCCCTGGTAAAATCCTGCCCCAGTCTGTACTCAGTGTACTCAAGGTCAACTCGTCGAAGAAGTTCTTTTATTTTAGAACAGTATCCACAACCAGTGCTAGTGTAAATTTTAATCTCCATGAAAAAGGGGGTCGCTTGACCCCCGTATTATATCACAGAGCGTTGCCTCTTGGCAACACTTCTTCTGGGAACACGAAGTTCTCATGTGGTTGATCGACTGGTGCCATCCAAGCACGTAGACCTTCATTCAAAAGAATATTTTTCGTATAGAAAGTTTCAAACTCAGGGTCTTCAGCTGCTCTCACTTCTTGGGATACAAAATCGTAAGCACGAAGGTTAAGAGCAAGACCGATAATGCCAATGCTGCTGGTCCAAAGACCCATAACAGGAACAAAAAGCATGAAGAAATGTAGCCACCTCTTATTACTAAATGCAATTCCGAAGATCTGTGACCAGAATCGGTTAGCGGTGACCATTGAGTACGTTTCTTCTTCTTGTGTGGTATCAAATGCTTTGAACGTGTTTGCTTGTTCGCCATCTTCATAAAGAGTATTCTCCACTGTTACACCATGAATTGCTGAGAGCAATGCTCCACCAAGTATACCAGCAACTCCCATCATATGGAAGGGGTTGAGTGTCCAGTTGTGGAAACCCTGAAGGAAGAGGAGGAAGCGGAAGATTGCCGCCACTCCAAAGGACGGGGCAAAGAACCACGAGGACTGTCCAAGAGGGTAGATGAGGAATACACTAACAAAGACAGCGATAGGACCAGAAAAAGCAATGGCATTGTAAGGACGGATACCGACGAGACGTGAGATTTCAAACTGTCGAAGCATGAAACCTATAAGAGCGAAGGCTCCGTGGAGCGCCACAAAATTCCAGAGTCCCCCAAGTTGGAGCCACCTGACGAAATCTCCCTGAGACTCAGGACCCCAAAGTAAAAGAAGAGAATGACCCATAGCGTCAGCAGGAGTTGACACAGCTGCCGTGAGGAAATTAGCACCCTCAAGATAGGAAGACGCCAGTCCGTGGGTATACCAGCTCGTAACAAACGTCGTGCCAGTAAGCCAGCCACCAATTGCCAGATAAGCAGTGGGAAAAAGTAATAGTCCAGACCAACCCACAAAGACAAAGCGATCTCGTTTAAGCCAGTCATCCAGGACATCAAACCACCCCCTTGTTGGTGCTTGTAGTGTACTTGTTGTCATTTTTTGTTTCCTTTAAATCTTTTTTTAACCAGTATAACTGAGGCCAAGTATCCATGATAATCTCCCTCAGTTTGTAAGGTGTGTTGTCGTCGATCATAGTAGTGAAAAAGGGGACCGAAGTCCCCTTTAGTTGTTTTCTTAATAAATGTCGTTTATTAGGAATCCGAGTATCAACCGATAGCAGGTGCTTGGAGTGCCACAGGAGTGGACTCAGCAGCAGCAAGGTCGAGAGGGAAGTTGTGAGCATTACGCTCGTGCATCACTTCCATGCCAAGACCAGCACGGTTGAGAACGTCTGCCCAGGTGTTCAGGACATGACCTTGGTTGTCCATGATCGACTGGTTAAAGTTGAAACCGTTCAGGTTAAAAGCCATAGTGCTAACACCAAGAGCAGTAAACCAGATGCCGACCACTGGCCAAGCAGCAAGGAAGAAGTGAAGAGAACGAGAATTATTGAAAGAAGCATACTGGAAGATCAGACGACCAAAGTATCCATGAGCAGCGACAATGTTGTAGGTCTCTTCTTCTTGACCGAACTTATAACCATAGTTCTGGGACTCGTTTTCGGTGGTCTCACGAACCAGCGAAGAGGTAACCAGCGAACCGTGCATTGCCGAGAACAGAGAACCACCGAAGACACCAGCGACACCCAGCATGTGGAAGGGGTGCATCAGGATGTTGTGCTCTGCTTGGAAGACAAGCATGTAGTTAAAGGTGCCACTGATACCCAGGGGCATAGCATCGGAGAAAGAACCTTGACCGAAAGGATAGACCAGGAAGACAGCAGAAGCAGCAGCAACTGGAGCAGAGTATGCTACACAGATCCAGGGGCGCATGCCCAGACGGTAAGAAAGTTCCCACTCACGACCCATATAGGCATAGATACCGATGAGGAAGTGGAAGATAACGAGTTGGAAAGGACCACCGTTGTAGAGCCACTCATCGAGAGAATCTGCTTCCCAGATGGGATAGAAGTGGAGACCAATAGCGTTAGAAGAAGGAACAACAGCACCAGAGATGATGTTGTTGCCATACATGAGCGAACCAGCGACGGGTTCACGGATGCCGTCGATGTCCACAGGAGGAGCAGCGACGAAAGCGACGATGAAACAGATAGCAGCAGCTAGCAGCGTAGGAATCATCAGGACACCGAACCAACCAACATAGAGGCGGTTGTCAGTGGAGGTTACCCAGTTACAGAATTGTTCCCAGGCATTAGTAGAACGTTGTTGTGAAAGTGTAGCAGTCATTGAACTAAAAAAGTAGTAGGTCCATCAGGGAAATGGTGGAGATACTATTTCCTCGCCACCCTCAGGCGAGGACATGAGAGACGGATTGTTAGACCTGCCTAGTCTCGGTCAAGCGGCAGGTGTTGAACATGTTACAAACTCGTTAAGGTTCGTTACATTTGTTTACTTATTTAGTATAACAGGTGGTTAGGCATCCGTCAAGCCCCTAGATCCTTAAGAATTTCTTAAGGGTTCAGGTGGTGTCCTGACCACTCCATTAGTATACGACACATCTCTTCTCCTGACAAGACCCTGTGCCAGTACCCCAACTGGTACTCCTATAAATAACTAAACGAAGAAATACCAGCAGATTAGTGTAATGGCAGACCGCTTTCCGTTAATTGTTAATGAATCATCCAGAAAGATCGAGGAAATGATCTCTGGAGATAACTTAGACTTGACTGGCAATGGCATTGCCATCGGTGGAAACACTGGAAA